TCTGTTGGCGTTAATACCATCGTTACCGTTACAATCTTAACCTTATTCAGAGAGTTTAATAATGGCTGTATGTATTTTCTTATTCCGTTTGGATTGTCATAATTAAAATATTCAAATGATGCTTTTTTGGAATTACCCGACCCCAAAAATGCGGAACTGATACCTGATAGATGTATAATTAGAGAGTTATTTTCCGCCCATAACATCTTCGGACACGATTCATAATTCTTTATTGCTGTATCTAATGGGTCATCCTCATTCCTGTCTGCAAAATTCAAATTCACAATATTAGTTTGGTCGTGTGCTAAGGCAAGGTTATCATCATGGTAATATTCATCAACTTGTGAAAATACTTTATTATCAATAAACGTACTTTCATCATTTATTGACTCCGCATTGAAAGTTCCGTTTTGAGTATTCTTATACAGTTTTTCAGACTTCCATTTGAGCAAATTATTCTTTGATATTTTTTTCTCAAATTTCAAAGTCTTATAACTATTCCTTGTTACCTTAACTAATTTCCTACTCCAATCTCTCGCTTGTGAAATATTATTTATTACATCAACAATCGTAAATAATTCTAATGCACCATCTTTTAATTGAGGAATAATACCAAAAGTAGTCATAACTGATTGTAACAAAACTTTTATAGATTCCTGTGCGAAAAGTGCATTATGATTAATGAACAACCCTTGATTCAAAATATCAACACTTATTTCAGATTCATCCAAATCTTCAATTACAATATTTGCTTTTACATCAAATTTGAAAATATACGTTGAGCCTGACGGTAGCGTTGAATCATATCCCTGCCCATGCACCATAAAATTATATTTTCCCTCTCGTAAGAAAACATTATTAAATTCTATTTCATAATCACTAATACTTGGATTAGGAACAAGAAATGTGTATTCCATATCTGTACCCTTAATCCCAAACCAAAAACGCGCCTCTTTTGATTGTTTGACAGGATAACTGTTATACGTTTCTCCTATATGATTTTGAGAATAGGAAAGTTTTATTTTAATGTTGTATAAAGAATTTTTATGAACGTAAAATCGTATTTCTTGATACGCATCTAATTGTGATGTAAGAAATTCAGATGGCTTTGGGTCAATACTTGCATATTGTAAAGTAGAAGAATTTAACCACACAACTATTTCTTCCTTGTCAATATTCGCATTTATTCTAAATTGATTTCGTTTCAGCGTGTTTTTTACCTGCGGCAAAATGATATTGTTAATTTCTGTTTTAAGCACATTATTTACCAAATCATAATTAATACCCAAATAATTGAATAACTTATCTAACAACGCCTTTAAGTATATGTGAGGTCTTATATATTTTGGATTTACTGTAACGTTGTTAATACTGTATGTATCCCACGAATCTATTGTTGTACTGTAATATTTTGTTACTCCGTTGTTATCTAAAATTCTATAAAAACGTGCCTCTGCCAAAGTCCATTCTAACGGTTCTTCAAGTGCATAATCGGGTACAAGATAACCCGGCATAAATAATCTGTAATATCCCAAATCTACATCTCCCATTTTTGTTTCTTCTGCTTTTTTAAGGAACGGTGCATTGCCCCATGTGATACAGCACTCGTAAAAATCATTAACAGCCAACATATAGAAGTTTCCATCATCAATTAGCAACGTTTCATCTTCATAGTACCGCGCTCCATGTATCAAATACGGAAACACACTACCGCTATTAATTTCGTGGCTATGCTCAAAAAAAACCTTATTCTTTGCCGTCATGGGTAGTTTGATAGTTTGCGACCCACTGCCAACTGAACGTAACTCACCAATATCGGCGCACTGAAAATTCAATGTGATGCTTTGGCTTTGGTCTATATCTATCTCCGTATCGTTTATAAACAATCTTTTCATAATTAAAATTTAAGATTTTTCGGGAATATTACATTAAAGTTAATCGGGTGCAGCGTGTTAGTCATATCCACGTTTGGCGTCCCTGATATGCGTACAGGAATATAGCCATCCCGTTCAGTATCCCACACCTGAACATACATTGAGGAAAACAAATCTATAATGTCGGGTAATTCATCGGTTTCTATATCATTTGCACCGCAGGAAAACACTGCGCCACTCTCTTTCTCTAACATCTCAAAGTCTTTGTCAAAAATACCATTTTTCGTTACGTTACTTCTTACATCCGTATCAAAGTATGATTCTGTTATCTTTTCCGAAGTCGTTTTTACGTCAAACAAAAAGTATGAAAGTCCGCCGATGCTATTTTTCCACCGCAGATAAATTTTCTTGTGACTAACAAGGTCATCAAATTTCACAGGAACTTGGATAAATTTATAATAGTACGGTACTCCTACCGGATAATATAAATTAGGATTTAACGGCATGAATGACCCATTAACACAATCTTCCTTTGTGGAAAGGAAACTTACGATGTCAATACCACCGTCAATTCCAAAATCTATTTCATATTTATCACCGTTAATCATAATCCCTAACTTCCTTTCTTCTATTAAAGGAATATCTACACCCGGAGTTCCGGGCTCTCCTGGCTGATCAGGCTCGTTGGGGTCTTCTGGTTCTTTTGGGTCGTCAACACCTGGGTCATCTCCTTTTGGGTCGTCTAACTCTAAATTGGCATCTTTTCCGTCCAAAGTTCCGGGTTCGTTAGTGTCGCCAGGGTCATCTGGGCTCGTAACAGATACTAAACCTGAATTAAAATATGTAAGTAAAAAGGGAACATTCCTAAATATCCTTATTTTCCTGTTTCTCGTCAATAAACCATAAAATAGATTATCCGAATAATCATAATTTCTAATTTTCCAAACATAGTTTTCCGGTATAACTCCATAGCAACAAACAAAAGAAAATTGTATCGGGCGACCTTGAATTGTATATGAAATAGTTACATCTACTTTCAAATGATTGTGCCGCCACTTTGAACTTATACCATTCGCTACTCCTTCTTTCTCTTGTCTGTAATTCAACTCAAAAGCCTCTTTAAGTATTGGCGACAAATCAGTTTTCACATTCTTATTTATATCAACGTAATGATAAATTGTTTTTTCGTAGATAACGGTTAGTGGGTTATCATACCCATAACATTTGATATTTATAATTATCTTATTCCCAATAGTATTATTGGTCATCCGTAATGGCATCGGGGATAATGCAAACTCCATCTGTTCTGTCATATAGGTATTTGTACTCATAAAAATTTGTTTAAGTCGTTAATAATAAATTCGTTTAATTCTAATTCTACTCTATCCTTTATCTTCTCTATTGCTGTCTCTACGTCATCGGTGTAAATATCCGTTCTGCCGCCGTCTCTGTAAGTTTTAGTTCCCTCTGTTCTTATCTTGTATGCTACTGCGCCAGCAAACGCATTATAACCTCTCTCTTGTGGTGTGTATTTCGGTTTCCATTTTTCGCTCTCTCTCCTTACATATTCAATCGGTGTAATGTTCAGGTGTTTATCTATTGCCCACTGTTTAACAGTATCGGTAAACTGAAACGGCACTTTGCCGGGTCCGCGACCATGTTCCGTATAATAGATGTATGGATTACCTAACAACTCTCCACCGTCATCGGTCTGCTGAATTTCCAACGATGCCTCCAAACGTCCGCTTGCATTGATAACTTTCGCAGTCAAATTAGCAGAAATCTTGTCTTTGAGTTGCCCCAACTCATCAATCACTATATCTTTTAGCAAGTCTAATATTTCCATCGCATTCTTCAATTATATCTTTGAATAAACAGGTAAATTCTAACACAAGACAATAATCGGCTGTTGTTCGCCTGTACCAACGTATAGTATTGTTCACGTCTCCCAATCGTTCTCTCTCAAATGCCGCTTTCAATTTTAGAAATATTGATAACATTTCATTCTCAATCTGTTCTTCTATCAACCCCTCTTTGTCATCTTCTTTTTTCCTAACTGTTTGCAAAATGATAAAGGTTTCATTCGTTGAAATGTTGTTAGTGTATTTGTTTCCCGCGCCTATCGTGTCGCTGTGTCTCGGCAGCCTTAATAATGCGGGATATTCCATAACCTTTTCTACATGGTTAATGGAATTATAGGCGTAGTACTTAATCTCCGGTATAGCCTCAATAATCTGTTTTAATTTTTCGTTTACCGTCATTTTAATTTGTTTAAGTTTCGTTGATATTTAGATGTTTCTACTTCAATTCTTAATGCTGTGAACACTGCTATATCTTTCCAATTTTCAATCTGTTCGTGGGTATATGCACCGTTGTATCTACGCACAAGGGCATCAATGATTCCGAAGTCTCCAAAGTTTAATTTTCTTATTCCTGCTGATACCTCTTTCCGCGTGTATGATATTGCTAACATCTCATCTCTTTTATTTCTCTTTGCAAGGTCATCAACTACCAACTTAATGAAAGGATATGTTTTTTTTATCTTTGTGTGCATAAGGATAAAATGCGGGATGCTCGTTAGTTCTCTATATATGTTAAATATGTTTCCTTTCTTAATTTCGTCAATTAGTTTCGCTCTTTGTCTGAAAGTCATCCGTATTAGGTCGGTGTTAATCTTCCAAAACAGTATTCTTTTTGGTGGTTTTTCAGCAATAGAATTGATAACCCTTTCCGGTTTGAATGGTAGTTTTAAGAATTTATAAGTTGAATAGTTTTTGTAGTTCATAGTTTTATCCTAATTTTACTCGTTTAATTTTGTTGCTATGCAATACGTTAGTTTTGTACCAATACCGCGCAGCATCTATACCGTGATTATTCTTGTCTTCTGGTTGGTTTAATATCTTACCTGTTTTATCTTCAAGGAATTTATAGTTTTTAAACTCGTTAATCAGGTTGGTTGATTTTTTAGTTACAAATATTTCGTATTGGCTCATCTCTGTAACTTCATATTCAACACTTCCTTTTATTACTTTTTTGATATTTATACCGCCGTTGTAAATTTCAGAAATAAGTCGTGGGTCTGCGCTGTCGGCAACCACCGGAAGTCTGTATGATTTTATTTCTCTAATGATATCCTTGCTGTACATTTCTGTTCTGTAAAATATCTCATCAAAATATAACGCCTCATCTAACTGTCCGCAGTGTATAGCGGCTGATGGGTCGTTGCTGAATCCAAAATCTAAACCAATACCTTTATTGTAAAGTTTTTCGGGCAGTTGGTCAATGATGGTTATTTTTTTGAAAATTATACTTTCTTTAATTCCGTGTTTCCCTAATCCATATATAAGCCACTTATTGCGCCAATAATAGTTTTTTATATTCTCTTTAATGTCGTAATTTTCTAATGAGGAATTAAAATACGCTCGTGTTTTATAACTCTCTATTTCTTGTCTTTCTTCTTTTGACAAATATTCGTTGTCCTTATAAGTGAGTATTATTTTCTCTGCTCGCGGGTCATCTTTTAAGTATTCATCAACCCAAAATTCAACGGTCGGATTATAGTCAATATAAATCACCTTTGCGCGTGCCGCAATCTCTCTAAATGTTTCGTAGTTTGTTTTGTCTGCTTCATTGAGAAATAAAATATCGCACCTTACCCCTTTTCCTACGTCCTCTCTATCCAGTCCGATGAAACGAATATTTGAGCCATTTTTGAAACGGTACAGGCTTTCGCTCGGAAACTCCTTTTTTTCAAATAAGCGCAAATCTTTCATTATCCTTTTGAAGTCTTTTATCACGCTCATTCTCATTTTTGAGTACTCCGCCGAACAAATTATTATCTCTCTTGGTTTATCTTTTCTCGTTGCGCCGTTAATACACATAAGAAGAATACCAAAAGTCTTCCCTGCACCTTGCCCACCCTGCACAATGCGGAATTTACTTTTTAACTCCGTTATTCGCTTAATTGCTGTTGTCGTCTGTATCATCTTCTATTGTGTCAAAACTAAATATTGGTTGGTAATTATAGTTTTCATTCTCTGTTTTAATAGGAGCATTCCATTCAGTCATTTTCCTATTTCTTAACCACGCCATTGCTGCACCAACATCAGGCGGAACAGTCTTTGTTATTTTCTTTATAAAAACTACCTGACCCGTTGAACCATCTTGATTTATTTTAACTTCATTTGTAGTTTCCTCATATTCAAAACCACACGCACGTTTAAAAAGCGCATTCTCAACCTTTAAATCTGCTTCACATCTTCCCTCTTTTAGAAGTTCGTAAAATTCAACATGCGTTTTCTTTATAGCATGAAATGTTGTTTTTTTACACCCAATAATTTTAATTAAATCTTCAACCGTTGCACCATTTCTACACGATGCCGATATTATATCCTCTCTGCCCTTTATCCATTTTTCATATAAATTTTCCTTAGGTCTTCCTTCGTTTTTCATCTGTAATGTCTTGTTTCTCAGTATCTAAATGCAATTTTACTATTTCAATCATACGAGCGAATGCTACCGCATTATTTTTAATATTTTCCGTTTTTTTTATTTTTCTCAATGCTTCCGCGAACCTGTCAAATGTATTCTTATCAACTACACGAACAACATCATCTTGTTTGAATGAAATTGAATTTTCAATATCCTGTATTAATTCATCATATTTTTCTTCTTCGCCTGAACAAAAAAGTAAAATAAACTGTTTAAAATTTCCGATATGAAAATTAAGAGATGTATAAGCAATCTTTTCAATTTCACTATTTAATCCTGTTGCGATTTTTTGCTCAATTTGTCTAATTTCATTAAACAATTCAAGTAAAATAATCTTGTCATCTTTACCGACCAAAGAATTATGTGATATTTGCTTTTGTATTATTTCGTCTCTATCCTTTGGAGTAATAACAAAAATCATTATATATTCTAATCCTGCCTGTTTTGCCGCACTAACTCTATGATGACCTGATATGATATGGTATTTATTGTTTTTCTTGTCTTCTTCTGTTTGATAACACAATGGTATGCTTTCTAATCTTCCATCCGTTTTAATATTATTAACAAGTTGCTGAAAAACTTCAGGGGTGAAATATCTGGCATTCTTTTCCTGTTCTACACAGTCCGAAGGAGCAACAATATTTATTTCAGGTAATCCTAATTCCTTTGTTTGTTTATTTAATTCTAATAAATTTTTTCTTAAATTTTCCATTTTTTATAAATTGTGCTTATTTTATTTCGTTTCTATACTTTAATAACCACTCCTTTAACGCCTCTTTATATGTTTGGAAATGCTTTTTACTGTGATAAATAAGTATATTTCTATAGTCTGAATTTTTATTTTTTTTCCTTTCTGTCATTTCAAAAAGCCCTCTGTATTTCATTGAAACTGCATCGTTGGTAAAAACTCTCGTGGTAAATCCTATATGGTCCCACATCGTAATATCATTAATGGTCTTTAACATTTCTTTTGTACAACACAAATACAAAATTAATTTTGATAATCTTTTGTATTTTGAAAATGGAGTAACCGGATCTGAAAAAATTACTGCATAGTCGCTACCAAATTTCATACCTGATTCTATTTGCAAAACTCCTACTAATTTTTTATTAATAAATACTAAAAAAGAATATCCGGCATTACTCATTTGCGCTTTCTTTACCCATAACATTCTGTAATGGTTTCCTACTTTGGATGGATATAAAACAACATCAATTTCTGACTTCTCACTTATTTCATCATCCTTGTCGAAAATTTTTATATTTTTTACATCCTCTTTTAATGGTTCAAAGCATCCTACAAAACTTTTAGTATTAATATTTGAATAAATACAATAAGCATGATTCCATTTATACTGATAATGAAAAACTTTCTCCATACATTTTGGAATATCTAAATCCTCTCCATTGGTCCGCCAATAAATAATCGCTCCTTTATCATTCATTTCATTAATCTGCGCAAATTTTAAATCATTTGTTATCTGTGTATATGAAACTTCATCATATATTAAACACTTATTTAAAGCATTAAACATCTTTTCATAATCGCCAAGTAGAACAGGTGGATCATAAAACACAAAATCATTTTCTTTTACATCTTTTAACAGTTCGCACGCATCTATCCCATAGAATTTGAATTTTGATGTTTCTTTGAATTTGTTAAGACTAATTAATACTTTCTTAAAATATTTCTCTACATTTATTTGAGCATCATTATATTGGTTTTGATAATACTTTATTTTATCCCT